GGTTCCACGGTCACCGCAGATACCCACCTGATACTTACGCCCACCGGAACTTTGGCAGCTGGAACCATCACCATGCCTCCGGCCTCCGGCTGTTTAGATGGCCAGAGAGTGATGATCAACTCTACCCAGATTGTGACTGCGCTCACCATCGGGACCAACGGAGCCACAGCCGTTACCGGAGCCCTGACTGCCTTTACTGCAAACGGCTACATGACCCTCAAATACGACAAACCATCTCTGACCTGGTATCGGGTCGGGTAAGGAGCCATCATGCTTTTCGGAGCCTTTAACGCCCAGCGCGGCGCAACCAAGTCGGTCACCACCAGTGCCACCAGCCAGAATGTGTCCATCTCACCAGGTACCGAGTCAGTACGGATCACAAACGTCGGAACCACAAACTCGGCATTTGTTCGTCCTTTCAGCCTAAAGTACGAGTCGGGAACTACCTGCACGTCGTCTGACACCGTTGTGCTTCCTAGCAGCTCTCTGGTGCTCTACAAGGAAAAAGACCAAGACACCATCGCTGTCTTACAACTGACTGGGGCCACTACGCTCTACATCCAGCCCGGCGGCGGCGGGGTCTGACGTGCAACTCCCGATATTGCAGGGAGTTTGGACCGATGGCGCAGCCGACATGCGCACCGGATATCCTGTCAACCTTCTCGCTGTGGTGTCTGACACCGGACTCTCAAAAGGTTACCTCAGGCCAGCCGACGGCATAGTTCAAGTAGGGACCGGTCCGGGGGTGTGCCGAGGTGGCATTAACTGGAATGGTACCATTTACCGGGTCATGGGCACCAAGCTTGTCTCAATAGCCTCGGGTGGCACCGTTACAATCATCGGGGACGTCGGAGGAGCTGGGCAGGTCTCCATGGATTACGGCTTTGACCGACTGGCCATTGCTTCGGGAAACAGCCTTTACTATTTCAACGGTACAACGCTCACGCAGGTCACAGATGCCAATCTAGGCACGGTACTTGATGTGGTTTGGGCCGACGGGTACTACATGACCACAGATGGCCAGTACCTTGTAGTTACAAATCTGGCAGACCCAATGACGGTGAACCCGCTGAAGTATGGGACCACCGACGTGGACCCAGACCCCATAGTTGCCATCAAGCGCTACAGGGCCGAAATCTACGCCGTCAACCGCTATACCATTCAAGTGCTGCAGGATACCGGTGGCTCTCTGTTCCCGTTCTCTGTGGTCCCCGGGGCCGTCGTTACCAAGGGAGCCGTGGGCACGCATGCAGTGTGCATATTTGCAGATCAACTAGCATACGTGGGTTCTGGCCGAGGTGAGGCACCGGGTGTTTACATGGCGCTTGCATCTGCGGTGGCCAAGATCAGCACCCGCGAAATTGACATCCTGTTGAGAGCTCTTACCGATTCACAGTTGTCAAACATCTTGGTCGAATGCCGTAACGAAAAGGAAAATCGACAGTTGTGGGTGCACTTGCCTGATAGGACCGCAGTCTATGACTTTGAGGCTTCTATGGCCGGCGGGTTTCCGGTGTGGTTCTACCTGACCAGCTCCAAAAGCGAGTTCGCTGCTTACAAGGCTCAGAACCTAGTATGGTGCTACAACACGTGGAACGTGGGAGACATTGCCTCTACCAAGATTGGCACCATGAGCGACCAGCTCTCGTCGCAGTGGGGCGAAAAGGTACGGTGGGAGTTCTCTACACAGATTGTCTACGCCGAGTCTAGGTCGGTGATATTTCACCAGATGGAACTTCACGCATTGACCGGTCGTGTGGCTGTGGGGACTGACCCAAAGATCAGCACCGCTTTCTCAATTGATGGCATTTCGTGGAGTTCGGAGCGTTACATCAGCGCGGGGAAAAATGGTGAGCGTGCCAAGAATCTGGTGTGGTTTAGGCAGGGCTGGATGCGCAACTGGCGAACCCAGCGCTTTCGTGGCGACTCAGATGCTTTCATCTCGATTGCTAGGTTGGAAGCTACCATGGAGGCTCTGGCAAACTGATGGTACAGATCAACCGCATAAAGCTGGTGGAGATATGCCAGGGAGACCAGAACATTGCCCGCAGACTAGAAGATCTGTTTAACCAAGCGTATAGCACCGACATTGGTGCTGTTACGGGAACGTCTCTGGCTGTCACAGGTGCTCTGACCTCGAGCGGGACCTCGGGGATCGGATACGCCACAGGCGCGGGCGGTACCGTGACACAGGTCACCAGTCGGACCACAGGAATCACGCTGAACAAGGTTACAGGCGCCGTAACTATGGTGTCGGCAGCCGGGTCCACGGCATATCAAAGCTTCAATGTGACCAACTCAACAGTAGCGGTAACCGATACTATTGTGCTCAACCAAGTTTCAGGCACTGACAAGTACATTTTGATGGTGACTAAGGTCTCTGCTGGTTCGTTTCAAATTAGCTTTGCGACAACTGGTGGCACCACAACAGAACAGCCGGTGTTCAGGTTTACGGTACTCAAGTCTGTGTCTGCGTGATCGGGTAAAATAAGTTTACAGGCCGTGTAAAAGAGTTCCGGCGCTCGCATTCGGGAGGGGTGTGTGTCCGATGTGAGTCTGTTGACCGATGAAAAACTGGCTGTATTTGAGCTTGAACGGATTAACGCCCAGTTACCTCAACTGCCCATGGTTACCGAGCATGAGTTTTGTTCGGGAGTCTACGCCCGAACGCTTCATATACCAGCTGGCGCTTTGGTTACAGGTGCCATTCATAAAGACGAGTCATTCTTTGTACTAAGGGAAGGACGATTGCTGGTTTCTTCCGGTAGCCCAGCGACTGAAGTAAACGCCGGATTCATGGCAATCACACAACCAGGCGAAAAACGGGTTGTAATTGCTGTGTCAAATTGCGTGGTCACCACGTTTCATGCGAACCCCCAAGAACTTCGTGAGCCTGAAGAAATCTGGGAACACTACACGATTGAGCCGCCGGCCAACCTGCTTGAAATGCTTGAGAAACGCAAACTGGAGGCGTCGTTATGAGTTTTGGAATAACAGCTACTGGTTGGCTTGGAATCGCTGCAGTATCAACGGCTGCTGCAGCAATTGGTGGTGCATTTGCGGCGAACAATTCGGCAAACACGGCCAAAACTGCCGCGTCGAACACGCAAAACAATATTAGGGATAACGTCATGCCTGCTTATACAGCAGGCTACAACAGCAACAACACTGCCATAGCAAATGCACAGGCGGCGTCAAATTCACTGTATAAAGACGCCTTTGGCAGTGCGAAAACCAACTACGACAACGCTGTATCAGCGCAGGGGACCAACTTCAATAATGGAATGGGTGCACTTGGTACAAACTATGCAAATGCACAAACCGCTCAAAATGCCCATTATGGCAACGCACAAGCTGAACAGCGAGCTATTTTCTCCCCATACCTGAATGCCGGCGCCAACGCACTCAATTCCCAACAAGGTATGCTAGGGCTAAATGGCAATGGCTCTCAGCAGTCAGCACTTGATGCGTTGCAAAACTCTTCTTTGTTTAAAGGCCTAAATGCGCAAGGCCAAGATGCTTTGCTCCAAAATGCCGCCGCTACGGGGGGAGTTCGGGGAGGCAACACAGCTGGGGCTTTAGCTCAGTTTTCACCAGGGCTACTTAACAGTTTGTGGAACCAGCAGTTCAGCCAGTTGGGTAGTCTTTCCAGCTTGGGGCAAGGTGCAGCATCTAACATGGGCCAAAACATGGCCGGCATGGCCAACGCCAATGGTTCCACACTTGCAGGTTTGGCCAACTCATACGGTTCTGATATGTCTGGCATGTACAATGCTAACGGATCGACGCTGGCCAATTTAAGTGGCAACTACGGCTCTCTTTATGGAGGTCTAGTCAATGGACAGTCTGGAGCAAACGGCAATTTCCTGACAAACACCACGAATAACAACTCAAACTACGCAACACAAATGGGTGGGGCATACAATGACATTGGAAACGCTGGAGCGGCAGGAGATATAGCATCTGCCAACGCTTGGGCAAATTATGCAAATAGTCTTTTCGGCGGAGCAGCTAGCATACTTGGATACGCGGCAGGAGCTAAAAAATAATGCAGCAGTACAA